TTGGTCACGATGCAGGAACGGCAGGAACGCATTGGTATCTCACCATAGAAAAGGACTTGGGTAATGGAAGGTCAAGAAAATTCTATGGCATAGGCATTCACGTAGATGAGTGGCTTAAACTGTTCATAAGAGAAATGGACAGGGCGAGGCGAAATGAAGAACCTACAAGGTACCTTGCCGTAAGGGCGAAGGCACATTACTGGGTTGAGCCTAAACTGTGCAACCCCGTGATTGATTCTTCATTGTACCCTGCAAGCCAGAAAGTGAATCAAAAGAAGATGGTGGGTTAGGGGGATAATTCCCCCTAAAATACGGCTTGGGTAGTGCCAAAGGATTGTGTTTGATGTTTGTAAATTGAGCTATGACACAAAGTAATCAAGAGTTCCTAAACTACCCACTAAACTTTTGGAGGAGATACTCAGCAGAGTTTTAATGGTAAAAAATGCCACGCAATTCTAGATGAGGCGAACTGGAGAATCTTCGGCAAAAATACAGCAAGACTCTTTTACAAGAGACCCTCCTGTATCCCTATGCGTAGTGAATGGGTGTCTCCTCCAAGAGTTTAGAGTTTAGGGAGACAGGGTGTCAATCCAAATCCCTCTGGCAGGATACAGGGAGTTATTCCAAACCTGCCAGTTTGCCAATGGATACCTTTAGGTAACGAAGTTGGCTAGAGTGAGCAAAAGAGCGTCATAATTTGACACACGAAAAGACTGTAGTAATTCTGTTAGTAAGTTAATTATTAATTATTATAGTTGGATTAGGTGTTATCTCTGGGTATACACAGAGTTATAAATCGGGTTTTGCTCACTTTAAATTTAATCAAGCTATCTTACAAGGATAAGTTTTGGTAGCTACCATAGGATACTGGTTCTGCAGGATAGCTTGATTAAGTTTCTTGACTTATTTATAAAAACAACTATAATGCACACCTGTGAAGTTTAAAAATCAATTATCAATCATCGAAACCCTTGTTCAAGGAAGTGAAGTGGACACACGAATGGACTGTCCATTTTGCAATCATTCCAACACATTGACGATAAAAAAATCTAACGGGAAACTTTTATGGTATTGCTTCCATTCTTCGTGTAATGCGAAAGGTCATATGCAAAAAGAAATGTCTATGGAAGAACTATCATTATTACTATCACGTAAAAAAAACAACGAAGAAAAAAAACAGTTTTTAATTCCTAAAAGTTTCATCAGTGTTTTCTCCACGGAAAAATGCATTGACTACCTTAAAAAAAACAACTGCATGGAAGCTTATATGGCAGGACGTGTAAGTATGCGATATGATGTAAAACAGCATAGAGCTGTATTTATCATAAAGAATAAAAAAAAGATTTATGGTGCCGTAGGAAGAGGATTAAATTCACAAGTATACCCTAAATGGTTTATGTATGGGGACAAGCAATACCCCTTTATGTGCGGGCGTAATGAAACGGGAATTTTAGTGGAGGATTGTGCCAGTGCCTGTGCTGTTTCTGAGAATTATTGCGGGATAGCCTTGATGGGCACGAGCCTTCCTGATTCCTACATACCAGTTCTTAAAAAAAACTTTTCCACAATCATCGTGGCACTTGACAGGGACGCCACGACAAAAGCATTTGACCTATCAAATAAATTAAGGTATTATATAAATACTCAAGTGAAGATACTTGATGAGGATTTAAAATATTTTAACACAGAGGAGATAAGAAAAATATTAAAATGAGCAGGGCGACATTAAAAAGAAAAAAGCATAAGGGTAGGCGTAAGGTCGGCTCAAAGAAAAGACGTAATCGCAGACGCATACGTTTGGGGTTGAGAGTTAGAAAAAGTAGAAAAAAATGAGAAAATATAAAGTAGTGTTAGACCACGAAGTATCCTGCACGTATCTTGTTGATGCAGAGGATGACGCTGACTTGCTTAATCTATGGAAAACGGGCGAACTGGAAAAAAATGCTGAAAGAATTAAAAAGGATACGACTAAAACCATAATGAATAATTGGAAGCAGGTAAAAAAATGAAAATTTTATTAATACTATTTTTTTTAAGTGGTTGTTCGCCATTTGATATAATTAAAAAAAACATTAAACCGGAAAAAAAAGAAAAAGAATTCATATGCACGAAAATAGATTGTGGTGGTGAAAATATTGACCAACTAATAGAAGAAGAAAAAAAACAAAACATAATTGCATGCATTAAATTGCAACCGGAATGTGAGGCATAATGTTTACAAAAGTATTCATTGACATATTGATAAATTTTTTATATAATAATTTAAAGGACGGGCCTGTGACCAAGGCAAGAATAAAACAGCTTTTAGTTGTTTTTAATTCTTGTTGGAAAAAAGAATTGAGGGAGATAAAATATGCCAAGAAAAAATTACCGTAGGGGGCCTGACAAACAAATTGGGACTCGTATGATTCCTAAAAAAAAGAAAAAAAGAAAATGCATGATGTGTGAAAAAGATTTCATAAGTAGTTGGATTGGCCACAGAATTTGCACCCCATGTAAAAGCACGGGGTATTATCAAACGGGTGGTGATTATTCAATAATGGAGCAGAGAAGATAAATAAAAAATTTGACATTGATTTAAAATACGGGCAGTTACGAGAAAAACAAATTCATGATATTTTTAGTAACAAAAAAATAGAAGTAAAAACAGAAAGGGATTGGTGGTATAAAACAGGTAACATAGCCTTAGAATATGAATGTAATGGAAAACCAAGCGGTGTCAACGCCACTGAATCTGACTATTGGATACAGATACTGGCTAAAGGAAATAAAAATCACTGCATGCTTATGTTTGAAGTACCAGAATTAAGAAAAATCGTAAAAAAGCACAAGGAACAATATACAAGAATGGTAGGGGATGGTAAGCGTTCCAAATGTGTCATTCTTCCCATACGAAAGTTATTTGAATGTGGAAACTGATTGATTGTGGTACATATCCCTGGTTTGTTATGGAGAAAAAAAAGTATTACCATTGTGTATACAGCCACACGGGGGAGTATAAAAAATTAAAAGTAAAAAGAACAGAACCTTTATATCAAAGATGCCGTGGGTATTTGGCGTATTTAAAAACTTGGCCATTGGATACCGCCCCATGCATACTTGACAGAAAGGCCGCAAAGTATTATATTAGACATTGGAAAGATAAAAATAAAACAAAAATAATGAAAGAAATTTTAAAACAACTGCGAACAACATGATTGAAAAACAAATATTACAACTGCTTTTGGATAAGGATTTTTATGAGGAAAATAAAGGTCGTGTATCAAAAACAATGTTCACGAATGGTACGGAAAATTTATATGACACGATAAAAAAGGCACATGAAAATTCCGATGAAAATTTAACCTTGGATGAAGTGGCAACATTGCATGTGGAAATTTATAATCCCGCATTGACACGGGCAGCCAAGGATAATTTTTATAATTTATTGGGGGACATAAAAAAAGAGAGACCAAATAAAAAATTAACAAAAACAATTTTAGAGGAATTGCATAAGCAGACCATAGCAAAAAAAATCGCCGTCATGGCGACTGAAATGTACAACAATACTAGTGAATCGGGATTTAATGACATTCAATCCCTGCTGGATGACTCAAATAATGCAAGCACGGATGAATTTGAAAGTGTGTCAAAAGACATTGATACATTAATTGATTCACTGAAAGATAATACAAAATGGAAATTTAATTTAACGGATTTACGTGACAGGGTAAACGGGATTGGCGATGGTAATTTTCTTATCATTTTTGCCAGACCTGAGAGTGGCAAGACTGCATTCTGGGTTAATTTGGTCGCAGGTCAGGGTGGTTTTGCCTCTCAGGGAGCTAAAGTATGTGCTCTCATCAATGAAGAGCCGGCTATTCGTACACAAATGAGACTAATTAATTCCCATACAAGCATGACACTTGCTGAAGTAAGGGAAAATCCTAAAAAAGCAAGTGACTTATGGTCTCAAGTCAGAACTAACATCAACATATTAGATACAGTTGACTGGTCACTAGAAAAAGTGGACTCTTATGTTGCGAAGGAAAAACCTGATATTCTCATCATAGACCAATTGGATAAAATTAATATTAGTGGAACATTTGCTAGAACAGATGAAAAATTACGGGCAATTTATACTGGAGCAAGAGAAATTGCAAAAAGACGTGATTGTGCTCTTATAGGTATATCTCAAGCATCAGCCGATGCATCAGGTAAACTTGACATAACATTTGATATGATGGAGAATAGTAAAACAGGAAAAGCAGCAGAGGCGGACGTGATTATTGGAGTAGGATTTAGAAATCAATTAGACATAGACCAGGATATACGAAGTATCGCTGTGAGTAAAAATAAAATAACAGGATGGCACGGCAAGATAACTTGCAAGATTATTCCAGAATTATCGAGGTACATAGATTGATTACAGTATTTGACATAGAGACATCCTTTCAAATGGTAGATGGTAAACCAGACCCATCTCCTAAGCATCCAGAAAACTTTATTGTAAGTATGGGTATCAATGAGGAATATTTCTTTTTTAATCATAAGGAGTATCCCCACTATAAACCAATAGTTAATGAAAAAATTCAATATATACTGGATAAAACAACACTACTTGTTGGCCATAACATAAAATTTGATTTACTGTGGCTATGGGAGATAGGTTTTAAATATGATGGACGTATTTATGACACCATGATTGGTGAATATGTTCTTGGACGGGGAGCGAGGCAAAGTTTACGATTAAAAGACTGCTGTTTAAGACGGGGAGTCAGCCAAAAATCAGATGCAACGGAACAGTATATAAAAGATGGTGTGTCATTTGAGAAAATTCCCATAAAAATTGTAGAAGAATACGGAAGACAGGATGTCATTGCCACAAAAGCATTATTTCAATCACAAATGAATGACTTTAAGTTACCACGCAATAAAGGACTACTTAAGACTGTAAAAATGATGTGTAAGTTTTGTGTTGTACTTACAACAATGGAAAATAATGGCATTAAAATTGATTTAAAAAAATTAGATGTAGTTGAACAGGAATTTCAAGATGAATATGATAAATTACGCATGGAAATAGATGAAATAATTCATGATAAAATGGGAGACACAAAAATAAATCCCTCTAGTCCGGAACAGTTGTCTATGTTGATTTATGGAACGAAAGTAATTGATAAGAGAGGATGGATTGAAGAGTTCAATATTGGTATAGATAAGTATACTAAAAAATCAAAGAAACGTCCTAGAATGACAAAATTTGAATTTAAAAAAACATTAATGATGTATCTTGTTCCTATTTATAAAACAAAGGCATCACAATGCCCGGAATGTCTGGGAAAAGGGTATGTTCAGAAGATAAAAGTTAATGGTGACCCATATAAAAACATGTCGAGATGTACTGAATGTAAAACAGAAGGTGTCGTTTATGCTAACACAACAGAACGGGCAGGTTTTAGGGCACGAGCACAATTCGTATCTGATGCATCTGAGGGTGGTTTTAAAACTGACAGATTGACTCTCCTTAGAATCGCTGGACAGAATGAAGAATTACAAAAATTTGTTAAAAAAATAACACGATATAACGCATTGGAAACTTATTTAAACACGTTTGTGGAGGGGATTAAAAAGCATACAAAATCAAATGGATTTTTATATCCTAATTTCATGCAATGCATCACCCGCACAGGCAGGTTGTCAAGTCGTGACCCTAATTTCCAAAATCAACCACGTGGTGGTACATTCCCCATTCGTAAAGTCATCACTTCTCGATTTGAAAGTGGAAAGATAGCGGAAATAGATTTTGCTCAACTGGAATTCAGAACGGCCGTATTTCTGGCACAGGATGAACAGGGCATGAAAGACATAGCTAATGGCGTTGATGTCCACCAATACACGGCTGACATCATTGGATGTTCAAGACAGGATGCAAAAGGGCATACATTTAAACCCCTATATGGTGGCATGTCAGGGACGGAAGATGAAAAAAGATATTATTCGGCGTTTAAAGAAAAATACAAAGGAATAGCGAAATGGCATGAAAAATTACAAAATGAAGCCCTTAAATACAAAATGATTACACTCCCTACCGGTAGACAATATGCGTTTCCATTAGTGGAACGAAAGCCGTGGGGTGGTACGAGTTTCTCTACACAGATAAAGAATTATCCTGTGCAGGGATTTGCTACAGGGGACATAGTTCCTTTAGCATGCATTAACATACAGGAATTAGTTAATAAGCATAAACTAAGGAGTATGTTAATCAACACGGTGCACGATTCGGTTGTGGCTGATATTCATCCAGATGAAGAGGATATGATGATAAAACTGATGCATACAGGTTCATTACAGGTAGTAGATTCACTAAAGGAAACCTATGGCATAGATTTCAACATCCCCCTTGATACTGAAATAAAAATTGGTCACAACTGGCTTGATTTGCATTTAACCCCTTGACATTGTCAGCAGATATGCTACAAATAAATAAATAAATATACATGGAGGTATATAAATGACTAACGAATTACAACAATATGATTCCTTATCAAAGGAAGAAATAATGCGTCTAACAGGTCAGGAAGATGATTCTGGTTCAGGCTCATTAATACTGCCCAAACTCGCCATTAACAGGGTGGGTGAGGATGATGACGGCAATAAACTGGAAGTGGGCACATACACCATTTATGACACTGTATC